TTCTCTACTTGTTTGTGCTTGTTGCTTGCTTCTTCTTCTTTCGCTGCATCATTGGCAAAGATGGAAAGCGGTAAGCTCTAAGCTTCTCCTGTGTCTCAATCAATGCATGAAGCACATAGCATCATTGATGCAAGCTTCTAGCATTGGTTGAGCGCAGGCTTCTATCCTACAAACTAGAGGGGGCATCGGCCTTTTTTACTTTCAGCCAGGGATAATTCCTTTAACATAAGCTGTAATTTTCTCAATTTTTTCTACATCACCTATCGCATCTCTCTTCTTTCATATGTATAATGACAATTGTATCCTCAAACTTCATTCATTCAAGGAGAATCGGCGATGAGCACAAAGGAACCAACAGGAATGTTTCCTTCAGTGGAACAGTTGAGAAGTGGAGATGTATCATTTGCAGTAAAGGACAAAAGTCTTGTTGCACAAGACAGACATTTTGAAGGAATCAAAAGCATTACTACAGATCCAGTTGCAGGAGAAGTAGCAGCGGATCAGAATAAGAAGATTGTAGAATCAACTCCTGAGGAACTTGCAAAGCAGTATGCAGGAGTCTACAAGCCAAACTTCTAAAAGCAGAAAGCAGAATTAAGGGTAAAAGTAAAGAAAGAAGAAAGTCGAAAATGGAAGATAAAACTTTTAAGAGTCATCCTCTTGATGTTGCAGGTATGTTTGGAAATAAAGATACAGGCAAAATGGCACAACATATAATGACGAAGATGACAGAATTAGATAAAGCAGGAGCAATCAGCGGAGCTTCTGACTTTGATAATCAAAGAATCTATAAGCATATTGCAACAGGAGAAACTGCGCATCAGCATTTTACAAGAACAAAAGGAAAGAAACCTGCGAGTGTTCATGAACTTGCAAGACATTTTCATGAACATCGGCATTCGTTTATGGGACATAAGAAAGAAGCAAAAGTAAAGAAAGGAGAAAGTAAATGAAAGTATATATAATTGTTGCAATTACAATTATAGGAATAGGAGTAGCAGGATGTTCTCTTCTATCTCCTTCTTCAGAAATTCCTGAAGCACAGAAAAAAGCAATACAAGAGTATTCTCAAAAGCAAGAAGCAGTATCAGTTGCAAAGAAACAGCTTGCAGAAGAAGATTGTCACAAGGAAGCTTCAAAAACTCCCTTAAAACATCCTGCAGATATAATTCCTATACATAAGAAGTGTATGGAAGCAAAAGGATATAAGGACTAAGAAGCTTATGCATCAAGATAAAGAACGTATCTGCAGGCTCCTAGGAAATGGACTGAATCAGGAGATTGTATCCTCGACCGTCGGCTGCGATCCATCTTATATAAGTGAATTAATGGCAGATGAAGAATTCCGTCAGCGAGTTCTAGCATTAAGAATAGAGAGTCTTACTGCAGATACAAACCGCGATCGGGAGATTGATACAATTGAAGACGAGCTGATTAAGAAGCTTCGCGCCGGTCTTGACTATCTCGTGAGTGTAAAAGATATCCTTCGAGCATATGCAATCATAAACGCAGCCAAGCGACGAGGAGCAAAAGCTGCGGATACAACTACAATCAACAATAACATTGTAAATCTCATTCTTCCCCGCATAATCGTTCAAAAATATACTCTTTCTCGAACAAATGAAATTGTAGAAGTTGAAGGAAAGTCTCTTGTTACAATTCCTGCAAGTCGTCTCTTAGCTGAAAGGAAGCAACGAGAAGCAAATGCAAAAAGCAATACAGAAGCAACTGACTCAAGATCTTCCACAGCAACAACAGAAGTTGCAGTCTCCCGCTGAACTAATTTCTCTTGCATCTGCTCTCAAACAAAAGCAAGCAGATGCTGAACGCGCTCGTCTTCTACTTCTTTCCATTCGTCTTCAAATCATGCAAAAGCCAGACTAAAGGAGTTTCTCAGTGAAAAAACTTTTCTTTGCTTCTCTTCTATTTTCTTTTCTTCTGTTTTCTTCAAAATCTTTTTCTGCTCCATTTGTTGTAACTGATCCTCTTGTTGCAGGTGTAACACAATGCGGAGTATATTTGGATGCAGCAGCAAAAACTACAATTCCAGTAACAGCAGTAACAGGTGGAAATATTTGTAAACTTGACGTTGGAAGTGTTGGTGTAGGAAGCCATACAGTCAATCTAACTGCAATTACAGTCAACGATCCAGTTTGGGGCAGTCAGGAGTCTGCTAAATCACTCCCTTTGGTATTCGTAAGGCCCAGCGCCCCAATCGCACCGTCTGGTCTTCAACTTACACCATAATCTGCGATTCAAAAGGAATTTGTCATATAAGATAAGAGTAAGATGGAGCATACTGAGTATTGGGATCAGCTCCTAGGAAAAGATAGTTCACAACTTATAGGAAGAATAGAGAAGGATATAAATGATGAAGAAGTAAAAGTTGATTCTGACTTTTACGGCAACCTTGAACAATCTTATAATCGAGAACAAGCACAAGAAGCAGCAAAAGCTGATCTCAACTTTCTTGCTCCCCTCGCAATTCCTGCAGTCTTTAAGTTTCTTTTTCCTGCAATGTTTCTTCTTGTATGGCAGATGATATGTACTGCAGTACAGAAAAGTCGAGACTTTACACAATTAGTTCTCGGAATTCCTCGCGGCTTTGGTAAGACAATGCTGATAAAGCTTTTTGCCCTCTTCTGCATTCTCTTCACAAGCAGAAAATTCATTCTTATAACTGCAGCAACTTCTGCTCTTGCAGAGAATATAATTGCAGACGTAATTGATATGCTTGAAGAAACAAATATCAAACGTCTTTTCGGAGATTGGAAACTTCACGTTGAAATTGACAGACAAGAACTGAAGAAATTTACTTATCGCGGTCGGCCGATTATGCTTGCTGCGATAGGAGCAGGAGGTTCACTTCGCGGCCTTAATATTAAGAATGAACGTCCAGATGTAATGATCTTTGAAGATATCCAGACGCGAGAATGTGCAGACTCAAAAGTTGAAAGTGATAAGCTTGAGAGATGGATGATAGGAACAGCAATGAAAGCGAAGTCTCCTTTCGGCTGTCTTTTCATCTTTGTAGGAAATATGTATCCTACTCCTAATTGCATCTTGCGAAAACTTAAGGATAATCCTAACTGGATTAAATTCATTTGTGGAGGAATCCTCGCAGATGGAACATCCTTGTGGGAAGAACTTCAGCCGCTGGAGCAGCTTCTAAAAGAACTTGATAATGATATAAGTATGGGGCATCCAGAAATCTTCTTCGCAGAAGTCCTTAATGATCCAGACGCAGGAATCTCTAGTCGTCTTGATCTTACAAAAATGGCGAGTTGGAAATTTTCTCTCGAAGATAAACCTCAAGGATCATTTGTATTAATTGATCCTGCTGGAAATAAAGGAAGAGACGATGTTGCAATTGGATTCTTCGAGGTCTACGATGCAGTCCCAGCACTTAGAGAAATTGATGAAGGAGATTATTCTCCAGGAGAAACAATTAAACGAGCTTTATTGCTGTGTTTGCGGCATCGTTGTTCGCTCATTGGGGTGGAGAGCAATGCTTATCAAGCAACTCTCGCCTATTGGATTAATATTATCTTCCAACAGTATGGAGTTGGAGGAATTGAAGTTGTTGAAATCCATTCAGGAATGTACTCAAAGAATTCAAGAATTCTTGAAGCTTTACGACAAATTAATGCAGGAGAGCTACTCGTACATCCAGAAGTCAGAAGCAAAGTAGTCTTCCAAGCTTCTCATTGGAATCCAATGAAACGAGATAATGTAGATAATATTCTTGACCTCCTCGCATATGCACAAAAGATGATGAATCTCTATGGGCATCTAATGAGTATAGAAGGAAGTGTACTTCTGGAAGAATCTAAAACTGCAAGAGTTATAGAAGCAAATTCTCCTTTTTAAGAAAGCATCCTAATGGCCGCGGGCGCAACTCCTGTAAGACTTTCCACAGATACCGCTGCTTCTGTTCTTGAGTATTCTCGCAAGACTCATACTCTTCTTCACAACACTTGGAGTATTCGTCCTCGTCTAGAGGAGATAGATAAAGAATATATGATGGAAGGTGATCTCTCTGAGGAGGATCGCAAAGCAAGACAAGCAATTCGAGCAGGAGATAAAACTCGTTATCGTAACATTACAATTCCTGTAATAATGCCACAATGCCAAGCAGCAGCAGGATATCTTAATCAAGTTTTCCTCAGCGGTAATCCAATCTTTCCAGTTCACGCATCTCCATCTTATGAAGATGCAGCAATACAAATAGAAGCAATAATGTCAGAAAACTCTAAGTCTGCAAAGTGGGTCAGGGAACTCATACTTTTCTTTCTTGATGGAATGAAATATAATCTTCATGCTCTTGAAGTCAGCTGGGCACAACGACCAGTTGCAACTCTTGAAACTGATCCTACATATAAAGGTGGAAAAGAAGGAAAGCCAAAGACAACAATCTGGCAAGGAAATACAATTAAGAGAATGGATATGTATAATACAATTTTTGATCCTCGTGTAGCTCCCTGCGAACTTTACAGGAGTGGAGAATTTGCAGGATACATAGAACTCTGCAGTCGCGTAGAGCTTAAAAGGTATATTAATTCACTTTTTGGTCAAGTTCCTGCAGATACTGCAATTAAAGCTTTTGAATCTGGTGGAGAAACTGCAGGAATGACTTCTGCATCCAGCTACGCTCACTACTATCTCCCTCAGATAAATCCTACAGCTCTTCTAGATAGAAATCCATTGCAGAGCTTCGATTGGCTTTCGTGGGCAACTAATGATCCACGACAGCAGAGAATCCGCTATAAGAATATGTATCAGAAGTTCATCCTCTACGCGCGGATCTTACCTAATGATTTCGGCTTACGAGTTCCTGAAGAAAATACTCCTCAAGTTTGGAAGTTTGTCATCATTAACAACTCTGTAGTTCTATACGCAGAAAGGCTTACAAATGCGCACGACTACATTCCGATTCTTTTTGGACAACCTCTGGAGGATGGACTCCAATTCCAAACCAAAAGTTTTGCTCAAAATGCACAACCTTTCCAGCAGTATCAGACAGCTCTCTGGAATGCTTCTACTGCAAGTAAAAGACGTGCAGTCATGGATAGGGGACTCTACGATCCCTCCCGCGTTAGCGAGACAGTTATTAATAGTCCAAATCCTTCTGCGAAGATGCCAGTTCGACCTGCGGCTTATGGAAAGCCACTTGCAGAAGCATACTTCCCGATCCCGTATAAAGATGAAGTTTCTGCGGCTTTCCACCAAGAGGCGGAACTAGTAAATAAATTTGCAGATAGAGTAAATGGTCAGAATCCTCCATATCAAGGAAGTTTCATCAAGGGAAATCGTACTAAGCATGAATATGAAGATGTAATGGGTCATGCGAATTGGAGAAATCAAACAATTGCTCTCCTTCAGGAGCATCAAGTATTCTCAACAGTAAAAGAAATTCTTCTTCTGAATGTTCTTCAGTTTCAGGATGAAAAGACAATATACTCACCAAGTAAGAAAATGCATATAAAAGTAGATCCTCTCATCCTTCGACAAGCTGCAATTGAATTCCAAGTTGCAGATGGACTCACACCTTCAGACAAGTTAATGAATGTAGATGCATGGCAAGTATTCTTCCAAATCCTTGGTACTTCTCCTGCAATTCAGCAAGAATATGATATGGGAGATTTTGTCTCATACTTAATGAAGCTGCAAGGAGCAGATGTAAGAGAATTTCAAAAGCCTAAAGATCTCGTTCTATTCCAGCAGCAAATGGCTGCGTGGCAAAATGCTGCAGCAATGGCAGCTCAGAAAGGAACTCCATTCAGTACTCCAATGCCAGCAATGCCACCATCAATTATTGCAGAACTACAAAAGAAACAGGCAATGGATGAAGGAAATAAACCTACTGCAAACTTGCAGCAAATGATTGCAGCTGCGGCTGCTGCAGGAGCAGGAACAACTCCACAAGCAAAAGGAGGAAATGGATCACTTCCTCAAACAGCTCCAACTCCAGAAGTAGGAGCTACAGGAGTTCCTAATGCCTAGAAGAAAACCTACAGGATTTGACTCCTACAC